AGTGAAGGCTGCTGCTGGTTCCGCACTAGCTGCAACAGATTGGATGGTCATTCGCAAGATGGAACGTGACGTTGCTATTCCTGCTGACGTAGTTGCAGACCGCGCACAGATCGTCGCTGACTGCGCTGCCAAAGAAGCTGCCATTGCTGCTGCCGCTGACGTGGAAGCACTCATCGCTGTACTGCAAGGTTGATCATGGACAAGATCATCATTTCGGTTGAAACCTTGAACAAAGTCTTGGGCTACTTGGGCACTCGCCCATACCAAGAGGTGTTTCAAATCATCAAAGCCGTGCAAGATGAAGCAACCAATCAGCCGAAGTTACCTGAAGCTGACGCCACACCTGCGGAGTGAGTATGTCTGATTCAACTGAAACAAAGTTGGCGGTGCATGAGGCCATCTGTGCGGAGCGTTACAGCCGCATCGATGGCGCTTTGTCTGCTGGTGACAAGCGTATGGCCAAGATCGAATACCTTTTGTATGGGGTGATGATCGTGGTGTTGCTTGGACCTGGCGTTGGCGCGGAGTTCTTTCGCAAGCTCTTTGGCCTGTGAGGTGAGCCATTGACCCAATCAGCCTCCTTCTCATGGCGCAAAGTGCCGTTGGTGCGATCCGTGCTGGGTGCGAGATGCTGCGTGATGGTAAGGCTGAGATTGGCAAGTTTAAAAAGACGGTCGAAGGCGGCGTTGCTGACGCTAAGGCAATCTTTAAAGAAGTCACTGGAATCTGGGGATGGATCAAAGGTCTACTGGGTGCGCCTGCACAACCTGTTGCAAGCGTTAAGCCAGCCATTCCTGCCGCCACCGAGTCAGCCAAACCACCCGCGAAAAAACCCAAAGCCCAACCTGAACCAGAGCTGAGCTATGAAGAGTTTCAAGCACGCGCGGTCCATGAGATTTGTGAAAACCTGAAGGTTTATTTCGAAGCCATCCGCGCACTGAAATTACATTGTCGGGAACTTGAAGATGAAGCTCTCACTACCGAGAAGGTTGCCGACAGTGCGATTGACCGAATTGAAATTGAGTGGCAATTGCAACAGCTTGCCGCGCAACTCAAGGACGCGATGATCTACCAAACACCGAAGGACTTGGGCCTTGGTGCGATGTATGAAAACTTCTTGATCACGTATCACGAGATCATTGAAGCGCAGGAATTTGCGAGAGCTTTGAAGGCAAAAGAACAAAGAGATGCTAAATGGCGACGCGAATTACTCAAACATCATCGAATAGATCGGGCAGTGACGGCGGTAACCGTGCTGGTGCTAATTCTGTGGATGTGGGGCGTGGTGCTATCGCTCGGATGGCTCGTGAGGACACCCGGTGGTTTATTGCTGCTGTTGTTGTCTTGAGCGTGGTGTTGTTTCTTGCGTTGCCCATGTCAGTTTTGATCTACGTGGACACCGCTAAGATGCAGGCCGAGGTTCGGTATGAAGTCAAGAAAATGAAAAAGCTGCAACAAGAGCTGAAGGAACAAAATGAAAAAGCTGCTAGTCCTAAGCCTGCTGCTCACCCTGATGGGTTGTGAAGACAGGTACCGATATTTTTGCCAAGACCCCAAGAACTGGCATGAGAAACGTTGCCAACGCCCCGATTGCTTGTTCACTCAAGATTGTCCTGATTACCTTGTAGCCCCTATTTTGGAGAAACAAATTGTTCCACAAGCACCAACAACCCCAGCCTCTGCTGACCGCTGAAGAGTTCGAAGTCCGCATCTGGGGCTTCGTCGTTGTGATCGTCACGCTTGTCTTGGCAGGCATCGTCGGCTTCATGCTTTACAGCTTGGCCTACGTGCAGCAGCCAATCAAGAACATGGCCCCGATGGACCAAGCCTTCGCCAAAATGCTCAACGACATCGTTTTGTTGATCGTTGGTGGTATCGGTGGCGTGATGTCCAAAAAGGGCGTACAAGCCGTTTCTGAGCGCATGGCAACCGCACAGGTGCCACCCCCACAGCCCCAAGCCGTAGCGCCTAGCACTGCCCCTGCGCCTACGGCTTCCACTGGGGGCATCTTTGATTTCAACTTCAATGCTGGGTTCAAGAATGCGGAGTTGGATGAGTCGTGGCGGCCAGGCCCACCACCGACCACTCCACCCGACTACCTCGACCCGCACCGCGAAGACATCGCCAATGAGCGTGCCGCAGCGAAGGAGTGACCATGCACCGCTGGCTACCCGTCATCTTCTTTGTCATCTTGGCTGGCACGTATGGCTATGGCCATCACGTCGGCTGGGTTGACCGCGACGCTGAGATGCAGGCAGAGATCGCCCAAAAGAACAGCGAAGCACGCGAAAAAGAGCGTGCATTGAATGAAAAACTGAATCAAAACGCCACGGCGTTGCAGGAGGCAAACGATGTCATCACTGAAAAACAAACTGCCCTTACTCGCGCTATCAGCTCTGGCAGGGTGCGCCTCAACACAAGTTGCGTACCAGCCAGTGCAGGTGCCACCCCTGCCCCCGTCGGTGGGGACACCACGGCCAGCGAATCTGACCGCGAGACTCTCCGACTTATTGCTGAAATCGTCGCCCAAGGGGACCGAAACACAGAGCAACTCAACGCCTGCATCGCAGCCTACAACCAAGTGATGGAGTCGGTAAATGGTCAACGCTGAGCAACTG